TCTCCGGCGCTATCGTGTTACCTGTTGACATGGAAACGGTAAAACCTTCCGGCATCGCAATATGACGCTTTTTAAGCGCCTTTTCGATTTGTGCCGGCGATTTTAATTCCATGAACTCCGTGAAACCCAATCCCATTTCATTAAAAGTCGCTTCCGCCGTAACAGGATCAGCCCATTGGCGAGTGGCCCGTTTGGGCACGAGTTTCCACCCCGGCACTGGCGCGTTATTTTCCAGCATTGTTTGGGCCAATTCACGCACGCTTTTAGCCCATTCTTCCGCAAGGATCGCAAACGCCAGAGCATTGCTAACTTTCTCCACGTCAATGGCCTTAACCTTTGTCGCAATCGCGCGCTCAAGCTGACCCGTCAGCAACGGACAGACAGGCTTAGCGGCGCACCAGCGGCAATGATCGCCAGCTTCAAACTTAGGGTTAGGACGAAACGACGCTTGCACGGCGTCATACAGCGTGCGTTCGAACGCCTTGATGCGACCGGGCGTTGTCACCCAACGCTTAACGTAAGGCGGCTGCACAATGATGATTTCAATTTCATCAACGCCTTCAAAAATCCAGCGCAGCGCTTCCGTCCGCATACCAGCGGCGGTATAGAACATGCCCTGTTCGTTTTCTTCGGCGTCTACCGCAACGCCATCCCCAAACTTCCAGTCAAGGATTATCGCACGATTGCGTATACGGCCAGCGAGATCGCAAGAACCGTAAACTCCGGCAAGAAAGTCATTGAAATGGACATTTACCTCCGTAACGAACTCAAGTTCATTATTAGGGTCGATTTCATTCAACGCGTCAAGCGCAAGGATTAACTTCTCATTGTCAGGATAATCTTCTACCTTCGCGCCATGCGACAGGATCATGTGCATAGCTTCGTGCAGACGCGAGCCTTCTTCAGCGTATTTGCTTGTAGGCTTTTCAGGAACTGTATTAACAAGCGCCCGCGATGCAGGGCAATTTATCAAGCGCTTAGCGGTCGAACCGCCTACAATGTTGCTGTGTGCCATTACTTTACCTAACCTTTCGTGATTCGACACTAGACTTTTCTTTACGGGTGTGTCAAGAGACTTTTTATGCTTGAACGTGAAATCGAAAAATATTTTGTGAAATGTGTGCAAGCCGTTGGCGGCAAAGCATATAAATTTGTCTCGCCATCGAATCGCGGCGTCAGTGATCGTGTGGTTTGCTTTGCTGACGGGTCCACACATTTTGTCGAATTGAAACGTCATGGCGGTAAATTATCGCCATTACAACAAATATTTGCGTCTGATATGCGCGCGTTAAATCAGAACTATGCCTGCCTATGGTCCAAAGAGGATGTTGACCAATGGATCTGCGACCATACCAGCACGAAGCCGCCGATTTCCTCTTCGCCCATGATCGGGCGATGATCCTAGCGCCAGTCGGCGCGGGCAAGACAGCGATTACGCTAACGGCAATGTCGGACATGACGGCTAAAGGTCATTGCGACCGCTGGCTTGTGCTTGCGCCGAAGCGCGTCTGCACTGACGTGTGGCCTGTTGAGCGGCCAAAGTGGGCCGAACACATGAGCATGGCCGTGGCGGTCGGCACGCCAGGGCAGCGCAAGAAAGCGTTCGCCGCTGACGTTGATATAGTCGTCACCAACTACGATAACATCCCATCAATAGATCCTAAAGACTTTGACGGCATTGTATTTGACGAGCTAACGCGTCTGAAAAACCCATCCGGCAAACGCTTTAAGTTCCTGCTCAAGATCCTTGATAAGTTCAAGATCCGCTGGGGCTTGACCGGATCGTTCACATCGAACGGCTTAGAGGACGTATTTGGGCAATGCAAGGTCGTCGACCAGACGCTGCTAGGCCGTAGCAAAGGCGCGTTTTTACAGCAATACTTTTACTGCGTGAACCGCGACTTTGGCCAGTGGGAGCCGCTGCCGCAATCTTTGCCAATGGTCATGGAACGAATCAAGCCAGCGACCTATTTGCTGGAGCCTGGCGAGTATAAGGACAAGCTGCCGCCGCTCCATGTCGTGCAGATCCGATGCGATCTTGAAGACCGCACGCCATATGAGAACATGAAGAAGGAATATGTGCATGAAGAGATCACGGCTCCAACAGCGGCTGCTGTCACAAACAAGCTTCAGCAGCTCACGTCCGGCTTCGCTTATGATAGCCAAGGCGCTGCTCAGTGGTTTGGACGCCAAAAGTTTGAATCTCTCCGAGACATCCTCGACGAAAACCAACGAGACAACACTATCATCGTCTACAATTACAAAGAAGAATTAGCGGAATTACAACGCCAATTTAACGTCACGACAATCGACGCACCAAACGCCGTCGAGCGCTGGAACGCCGGCGAGATCGAATTGCTGGCGATCCATCCCAAAAGCGCTGGCCACGGGCTTAACTTACAGTTCGGCGGCAACAAGATCGTCTTCCTGTCGCTGCCGTGGTCGCTTGAACTATTCGAACAGACAGTCGGCCGCCTGCATCGCAGCGGGCAGACGCGCGACGTGTGGTGTTACGTCATCATGTGTAATAAAACTATTGACGAGAGAATATGGTCTGCGCTACACGATAAACGAACACTGGCTGAAATAGCCTTGGAAGAATTGAAATGACAGTCACATGGAAAACTCTTAACGATCAGCTTGCTGATCTAACGGAACAAGAGGTCTTAGATCTCTTGGAGGAAGAACAGCGTCACGCCCGGCGCTCGACTATCCTTGTGCGCCTGCATCAGCGTTACACTGTGCTGCGCATGTTAAGAGAAAGGGCGGCCATCATGGAGATGATAAATGAACCCTCAAGAACTGCTGTATGAAGCTGCTAAGATCATTGACCAGCGCGGTCAGGGATATGGCGGCATAGAGAACAATTTCCAGCTTGCGGCCGATCTGGCCACGCTGCGTCTGGGGCGCGAGTTTCACCCCTACGAGATTGCGATTATTCTGGCTTGCGTTAAGAACGCGCGCGCGTTTGCGTCGCCTACTCACATGGACAGTCATGTTGACGCGGTAAATTATGAACTGTTTGCGGCCACGTTTGCTGAAGATTACGCGCAGGCGCGCGGTCTTCAGGACGTGTCGTATAGAGCTAAGAAAGACTTAAAGGCGGCACGTGCGGCGAAGCTGGCCGTAGTCGACGACAAGTCTAGCAACAGCGCTGTCGTGGGGGAGAGCGCGTAACTCTTTGGCCGCTTTGGTTTGGAGTTCGGCCGAATAGTCGACCAGCGGGGGACACCTGCTGGTCGACTGACAACCACTAAAACTTGCCAACATCAAGATCAGCGGCAGTTTCATCTTTGGTTTTAGGTTCTGCAACCTGTCCCCTTCAATCCTGCGGCTTGGTGCCGCCCGTGACGTTCCAGTCTTTAGCGGCGACAAGACCCAGCGCGACAAGCGCGTTTTGGAGATCCGTCCAGTTCACGTCTTTGGTCTGCCAAGCGTGAAAAATAACGCTGACAAGCGTGATAATGCCGGGGATCGTGGTCATCCAGTTTGTAAACATCTTAGCCTCCTAATTGCATGGATTTGATGTGCGGTCGCGCAGGACGCATTCAGTGTATTTCAAATCGCAGCCTGTCAGCGCGAGCATAAGTCCCGCACAACAGAGTAAACGTCGTTTATTCGATTGGCCCAACCACGCCCAAATGTGCCCCATGTCGGCAACCCTTTTAAGAAGCCCAGCCGCATGTCGGTCAGGCGAACACCAAGATAGGCTTTAGCAGCCGCGACAGTTTTTGGGCCAATCACGCCGTCCTGCGTGACGCCGACCATTGACTGAAGATATTTAGAAGCACGCCCCACGCCTGAATTAACAGCAAAGTCAAACACGGCAAAATCTAAGCCGTCTGGCAGATCGTCGCCTCTAATCTTGTCCCAGTATTGCGTCTTATAAATCGCGGCGACTTCATCCTGCGTGATGTTAAACACGTCTTTATCAGATTTGCCGCGCCACGCATTGTAGGTGTTCTGCGTGATTCCAAAAGCAGTCCGGCCGCCAGGGTCACGCGGATCGTCGACCTTGCCGCCTTCGTACCGCAGCGTCGCCTTGAGACAGGCGGGGTAATTCTCTTTCATCGGTCAGCCTTAGTGCTTAGCAAGTCGCGGATACGATCAAGACGCTCAAACACTTGATTGAACGTAGAATTAAATTCTTCACGGGTGATGTAACGGCCAGCGACCAGCACTTCAATAGCGGCCACTTTGTCAGCCAATTCTTTATCGGCTTCCTGAAGATCCTTAACCGCCGCCCAAACGGTGTTAAGCGTCCAGCCGCCCAGCACGCCGATCACGCCAATGGCCACGTCAAAAAGAACTTGGTATTCAACCATCATCATCTCGCCATCGCGTTGACGCCCTGCGACATAATCGGCAGCGCAAGAGAACCATAAGAAGGTGTAAACGGCACGGCCGTCGGAGCGCCGCGCGTCATAGCGGCGACGTTAGCCGCCGCGCGACGTGACATGGCGTTACGGACAGCGCGGCCAGCCGCGCCGCCGAGCGCCGCAGCGCCAGCGCCGTAGAAGGCATAAGGATCGTCGCTGGAGTAGCCGTAGCCGCCAACAAGCGCTTGGGTCGCCAACATGCCGGGGCTACGCGACGGCGCGACGCGGCTAAGGAGATTGGCAATTGTTGAACCTTCCTCACCCTTGGCAATGCGGCGGATCATCGTCTGTTCGTCAGGCGTGAACTTGCGCATACGCCCTTCATTCTTGGCGACCGAACGGAACTGCGACTGGATATTTTCGGCCGAGCCGCCGGACAATTCAGCGCGGTCAATAAGCCGCTCAATTTCGGCGCTCTTCGCCATCATGCGGTAATCTTTAATACCGGACATAAGTGCGTCAGCGGCTTCTTTAGCGTCCGCACCAACAGCGTTCTTTTCATTTGTAATAAAGTTGTCCAACTTGTCTGTGAGAATGCCGGCCATACGGCGCACGTCTTTTTCGCTGTCGCCGCGCAGAACGCCGAGCATCTGTCGGGCATTGTGCAGCCGCTCAATCGTCAGCGGCTGGCTATCCAGATCCTTCAGTTTGTTAACCGCGACTTTAACGTCGGCAAACTTGCTGAAATCCGGGTCGTAGCCCTTCAAATCAGTCTCAAGTCCCGAAGCAAACTTTTGATATGCCGTCGGATCATACTGCACGCCGAGCGACGTAGCGCGCTCAAACGACTGCGCCGCACGTTCACCGAGAGCTTCAGTCGTCGGCGGTTTGCCAACTAGACTCATAGCACCGCGTTGCGCGCCAGCCGCCGCCGATTCAACGCCGCGCTGCAACGCGCCAGCGCCGCGAGCGCCGGCCAGACCGCCGACAAGGCTCGTGGCCAGCAACGCGCGCGGATCTTCGACGCCCATTTGTTCGGCCCGAACGGGAGCCGCCGCCGCGCCAGCACCTGCACCTGCCTGCACAAGCGGGCGCTCGCCCATCGTGGCCAGCACATTACGCACGAGCCCTGGCGCTGCGCGCTTGGCCAGAACATTAGCCGCGCCTCCGCCAGTCAACGCGCCCGCGCCTCCTTCCGCAGCCGCAGCTAAAAGTTGTTCGGCCTGTGTGCGGGGCTGAAATGATTCGGGCGTCAAATAACCGCGTGCAATTTCAGATGGCGTGCGGACGGGCTGACCACCGAAACGCGGAGCCGCGACGTTATAAAGCGTCGTCGCCAGATCAGCGACGCCGAGCGCCGCCGGCGCGGCCAACGCACCGACCGGACCACCGACAAGACCGCCAAGCCCAGCCGCCGCAGCAATAGGCGCAACCGCACCGCCAGCGACTTCAGCCGCGCGGCCTGCGGTCAAACCTTCTGATGGTTGCTGCGCCATGCCGACGCGCTCCATCAAGTCTTCCTGCGTTATGTCATCAGGCACATTGCGGACAATCGTGCCGTCAGGAAGTCGAACGTCCATTATCGCCTCTTGGGAAGCTGGCTAAAATCAATTATGCGAGGCTCATTTGCCGGTGCAGCCGACGGCGCGGCGGGCGTTTCTTCCGGCGCTTTTATGCTGCCTTTACCGTAACGCGCCGACAAGTCCGCAATAATACGACGAACGGAATCGATATCCATCGTCTCATCTGACAGCGACTCCAACATGCTTTTAAGTTCAAAGTTAGAGTCAAGTTCTTTAGCACTCGCGCCAGTAGCGGCCATAATGTCTTTAAGAAGCGCGCGACGCAGCGACTTCAGCTCATTACGCTGTTGCTGCGCCGGCGTAGCGCGGATCTTTTCAACTTCCTGCCCGGCCGTTGTGCCGCCGATATAAGCCTCAAGATTTTCGCCAAAAGTGCGCTGCGAGCTGGGGATTTTCTTAAGCTCATCCAGCTTATTATATTTGGCCATCATCTTGTCGAGCGTTGACTCAACATTGGTTTGGCCTTTAACGAGCGCTTTGGTCCCGACCGTCAACGGCTGTTCAACCGCCATAGGCGGCACTTCAGGCAACGCCGTTGGCGTAGGAAGCGGCGCAGACGCAGTCATGGCATTTACCGGCGCGGGCGCAGGGGCCATCATATTGATCGGCGGCTGGATCTGCGGGCCACCCATAAATTCTGGTGCGCCCATAGCCGCAAAAGCCGGCACAGCACGAGTGCCAGGGAACGCCGTGCCGCGCGCAATATTGGCTTCCTGCATACGACGCCCGGCATTGACGCCTTTGTTGTCGCCAGCAAGACTCTCAATCGCACGAGCAATCGTTTCAGGATTGCCCGACTGCACAGCCGGAACGATGCGGCTGGGAATCGTGCCGTAGTTATATGCAATAGACGTGAGCGACGCCCGCACGTTTTCCGGCAAGCGCGACCAGTTCTCTTCACCGACTTTAGCCGCCGCTTTCGGCACAAACTCAGTCTGAATGCGGCGCTGCAAATCACGTTCGGCGTCCTCACGGCTAACCGACATGCCAGGCTTGATGCGTTCAACCGAACCGTCCGAACGCGTGACCGTATCGCTGCCGTAACCCGCGCGGTAAGCATTCACATCATACTTAGGCTTCTCAATGTAGCCTTCGCGCTCTTTGATTAGGTTAGTCGTCAGATCGCCGCCAGTAAACGCGCCGGCCTGACCACGACCAGCCGGAAAAAGAGGGAGCGGCGACGCCCCTTGTGGCGTGACATTATACAGCTCGCCGCCGACTTCTTTAACTTCTTGCTTTGGCGCGCTAACAAGGCCGCCAATCGGCGCGGCCGCACCGCCGCCAAATTCAGGATAACGCATGGTCTGCGTTTCACCCGACGGCAGCAACACATCTTTAGTCGTCTGTTTATATTGCTGTTCCGGTGTCAACAGCACCATTCGGCGCGTATCAGCGTCCCATTTGCGCTTAGACAGCACATCGTATTCAGACGGGAAAATGTCCTTAAACTCGCCAATCGTTTTGAGATAGGCTTCCTGATCGCCTTCAGGAACGGCGCTCAAACGAGACATAGCAAGTGAACGAATTTTTTCATTAAGCTCTTGTAACTTGGCCTTGGCGTTAAGCGCCGATTCCTCTTCCTGCCGTTGCGCCGCACGGCCTTGCAGCTCCATGGTCTGCGCAGCTTTGGCGGCTTGAACTTCTTGAAGCTGTGACGCTTGGCCCTGCGCTAACGCCCCAAGAATGTTGACGTTTGGAACCTGAAATTCAGGAAAAGGTGCATATTGGACAGCCATTATTTACCTCACCCAAACATCTTGCGGCCGGCCAGATAGCCGCCGACTTGTAGACCTTGACCCGCAAGCGACGCCAACAGATTCATTGGCCCCATCGCGCCCTGCGCATAAGACGATCCGATGTTAGCCGCGCCCTGCGCCAGACCCTGACCGAGATTGCCATAAATATTGGCAAGCTGGTTGCCCGTGTTGGCGTAGGTGCTTGCGCCTTGCGTTCCGACGCCAAGCGCCGCATTGGCGATGTTCTGCCCGGTGCCAGTGTAGACGTTAGACAGATTGCCGCCCGTCTGACCCGCCAGACCCGACGCAACATTAGCCGCGCCCGCGCCCGTGCCGGCCAAGTTCTGAAGACCCTGCGAAACCGCCTGACGGTTGGCCATGAAACGGTTATAGGCGTTGGTGTATTCTTGGCTGGCCATGTCCTGACCAAAACGCTGACCCGCTTTCAATGCCGAGCCAGCCCCTGCCAATCCGCCGGCGCGCGCCATGTTCAACATGGCCTGTTCGCCTTGCTGGCGGCGGAACTCATAGCCAGGATCCATCTGAAGTTCGGCAAGCGTCGGCTGCTGCGTATACGCGCCGCCCTGACCAAACAAAGCCGCAAGCTGGTTTGTCGCTTGCGCGCCAGACTGCATATATGGATTCTGAAATTCTACGCCGCGCCCATAATAATCCTGAAGCGCCGGGACAGCCGCAGCCTGACCTTCTCTAAGTGCGTCGATACCTTCGGTCTTGCCCTTTTGAAGTTCGGCAAGGGCTTTATCCTGTGCCTCGCGGAGCGCCTGCGCCTGCTGTTGGGCCGAGATGGCCTGAAACATCATGCCTTGCTGGGTGCCTTGCGCCTGTGCGTTAGCGGCAGATTGAAAGCCCATCTTAACTCTCTCTAGCTACGGTTCCGTCCGGCTGGCGGCTGAAACCCAGTCTTTCCAGTATACCATACATGAAATCATGTCCGTCCGCGACTTTTGTATACCGCATGTCAGACAGAATTTCCTTCAATAACCCTTTTGTCGCCCAGCGCCGCCGCCACTTAGGCAGGATCGACACGTGTGTCTCGCCGTCTCGTTTGAATATAGCGCCTATTGGCTCCTGTTCTTTAAGCAAAACAGATACTTGCCAATCAGCCGCTATATCCGCGTAGTCCTTAAACTCAATAGGCTGCGCCCAGTCCGTAGCCGCGTAACCTATTAGTAAACCCAAATCCCTGTTAGCGACAATCTTTGTCGTCATTAAGCCGTCCACGATGCTGAAGCAGAGCCGCCGCTGCCGCTTGCGCCAGTCCCCGCATAGCCGACAAGAACATAAAACGAGCCGTTCCAGTTATAGATTGGACCGCCCTGACCACCGCTACCACCGCCGCCAATCGACGTGCTCACCGTTGAGCCCGACACAGGGCCGCTGCCGCCGAGAGCGGGGTTAGTAAGCGTCACCGAAGACGTAGACCCGCCACCTCCAGGGCCGCCGCCCGCGCCAGTCACATAGCCGCCTATTGAAGTAGAGCCGCCCGAACCGCCGGCAGAACCGCCAGTCGGCGCGCCGTTAAGAGGGCCGCCAGAATAAACGCCGCTATTGCCGGTTTGCCCGCCACTGCCGCCGGTTGCGGTGAACGTAATCGTTCGATATGGCGGTACTGTCCAACTACCGGAAGAAAGCCCAGTGCTGCCAGCCGTTACTTTCTTAGTATTGTAAAAGTCCGACATGTTGATCGTGCCAGACGAGAAAACACCTGCCGTTCCGCTGGCCGTTCCGTATAGCTCGCCACGATACGCGCCGAGATTATTACCAAGCGCAAACTCAGTGTTAATATCGTTTATGCTTATCGTGCCGCTAGACGGAAGAGTCATTAGCGCGACTCCAACTTAGCCGACAGTTCTTTGACCGCTTCGATCAAAACGCCAACAAGATTGCCATAGGCCACAGACAGCGTGCCGTCATTGTCTTTGACGAGCTGCGGCAGGACGGCTTGAAGTTCTTGAGCGATAACACCGACACCGGCTTCGCCAGTATCAACGCGATCATAAAAGACGCCGCGCATTTTTTCCACAAGCGCCAAAGCGTTCGGGATAGTCTCGACATTCTTTTTTAACTTGGCGTCAGAATACGCGGTCACATTGGCGGCGGCAGTAAAATTGCCGCTCGTATCCCAGTAGACCTTGGCGGTGCCACCCGAATTTTTCCAGCCAATCTGCGAAGCGTTGCCGTAAAAATACCCGCCCGAAGAGCCAACGGTTATGGCCATTTCGGTCGTGCTGTTCACAATCGACAAATTGCTGGCAAGTGTAGTCAGACCGGATACGTTAAGAGTGCCGGTCACAGATGTATTGCCAGTAATAGTCGCGCCGCCGCCGGACATTATAACGGGGACGGTGAATGTGGCTCCGGTCGAGTTAACAGTCAATCGCGCGGCGGTGTTAGTTTTGACCGTAAAATTACGATCATCATTGACGGAAAAAATAGAGTCCGTTGAATCCGCCGATATAACCGTGCGCGCCGTGCCGCCCGACGTGGAGATCTGGATAGCGCCGCCAGCCACATCTAATGCGTTAGCCGGCGCAGCCGTGCCAATACCCACTTGGCCAGTCGTATCAACAACAAACGGCGACGCGTCAGGGTCAGCCGAGTCTTGAACGCGGATAGCCGCGCCCGCGCCGGTCTGCGTGACTAAAAGCGCCGGGCCAGACGTATTGGCGGAGATCGTTACGTTACTGGAAAAAACCGGAGACAAAGCCGTAGACGGGGCGGCGATGTTGTCGACCGTCCAAATCTCGGTGCCGTCGGCGTCTGTAAGTTTGAATTTATAGTCCGCCGACGACAACCAGATATTAGCCTCGCCACGAGCATCCAAGACAATAGGATTGCTGTTGGCCGTTGCGGCTGTTGAATCCGTATACGTGGCCTGCGGCGTGGTCGTGCCAGCGGCGTAAGTATAGAGAAAACCGCCCGCCAACGGGACGCCGGCAGCGTCGATAAACTGGGCTTTAGCTGTGGGGGTTACGACGGCCATTTATCCACCTACAATACTGGTAACGGTCAAAATGACCGAAGGAATGGCGGGGATATGCCCCGATGCAGTAGCAGCTAATATTGAGACGTTTGTATTCGTCGTCTGCCAATATAGCTCGAAATAGTCGCCTGCGGTTAGACTTACCACAAAATTCCATGACGCGACATAGGCGTTACTGGCGCCGGCCAGAGTGATTTTCGTAGCGGAATCCGGCACATTCACGCCGTTTACGCTCAGCCATACGTGAACGTCTTTAGAGCTGGCGTTGGCGCTGATGAACTGCGCCGAAAACTGTATGTTATATGTGCCTGTATTGTCTACATAAACACGCGAGTTTGGCGTGCCTACATACACCCCATATTGCAGCGGCCCGCCGTTGATCTTACTGGCCACGCTATTCAGCTTCATGGCGTAGGCTGTATTAGCCGCCGCCGCTGTCTGCGTAGTCGTGTCGTAATAAGACCCATACCGCCGGCCATTCTCGACCGACACATACATATTATAAAACCAGCGATACCATTCGCGGGTCACGTAATCCGTGAGTCTGTCCCATATTGGAACACGCGCCGCCGGTATCTGCGTGTTATTGTCAGGCATTGGTCGGGCTCACATGGAGTTCCGCGCCCATAATAGCGATTTGCACGGGATCAGTGCCTGCGATTTCATACACCCGATCGCGCAGTTTCTGCGTCATGCCGAGGCGACGCCAGATTGTGCGGTAGCCGGTCTGACCGATCTTACCCATAGACTTCCAATGCTCGTTCGACCATGTATGGCCGCCGTCATCAGACCAGCGCAGCATGACCTGAGGGTTAGCGCCGATTGTGATGTTATATTGAGCGTAATCGCGGATCTTTAATGCAGAGCCGGCACGGTCAAGAATATAGTCGTGGTTACGGTCATAGATATAAATGATCTCGTTAACTTCTTCCTGACTATAGCCAGGAAGACCCACGCCAGCTTGGCAGTCTAATTGAAGACTATGCTGCGCAGAGCGGTTAAGATCGTTCTGTCCGGTCGGCAACGCGCGCCACGACCGCAGCCATTTTTGCGTCGTGCCAGCCTCAGAATAAACTGTCGGGTCGTAAGCAAAAATCTCGCCCGTGCGGTAGTCGCCGACGACAATTTCATTGTTGAAATTCATCTGGCAGTTGCCGCGAGTGCGGGTAAAATCGTTATTCTCCCAGCCGGCGCGTTCATGCCATGCGCCAGTCGCCACGTCGTAAACCCACGTCGTATTAGCGGTTGGGAAATTCAGCACATAGAAGCTATGGCCGTCTTGCTGATAGGTATAGGCCACGGCGTCGGAAAGCGTCGAGTATTGCTGAATCTGCCACTCAACAGCGTGCGTCGATATACGTTCGCCAGAATAGCCTTTCGAGCGATAAACGATACCATTACCGCGAGCATCAGCGCCCAGCCAAAACAAGCCATTATCCAGCTTGGCCACGGAATACGCCGCCAAGCAACCGATTTCGTTAAACGCGCCTTGGATACGCGCTAACGGAAAATCCGGCGTTCCGGCGTCATACCAAACCTCAACTGAGTTCTGACCAAATAGCCAGACTTCACGATGGTCGACAATTAGCGTGACAAGATTGTCGGGCGAACCTTCTGCGCTGGCAAAGTATAGCGGGTCAATCGTCGTGCCAGTCGAATCCATAACCCAAAAGATCTGACTATCGGGCTGATTAAATACAAACCAGCCGTCAAGAAAGCCGCAGCCAACAGCGCCGGCAAAAGGCGACGTAAGTTGAGTCAGGAAAGGCGAAAAGGTCAGCGTGACGCCAGAATTGGTCGCGGTCGCCGCGACCGATAGCACAAAAGTCGTGCTATTAGTGATACTTGCAACTGTTGCGCCTACCGGAATACCTGTGCCAGACACGGGCTGGCCGACATACACATACGCTGTATCGCCGCCTGATACGGTCGTGCTGGTATTCGTAGTATTAAACGCAAGTTCCTTATAGGTGCTATTGTATATGTAACCGTTTGATCCAGCGGCAATGAACATTTGCCGGCCATTATCGGTCATCGTGACCTGATCGGTTCCAGCGATTGCCCCAATCGCGGTATAGTTCCAGTCCGAATCCAAACGATACAACGTAGTAGCCGATACAGCATAGCCGTATGTGGTCGTTGCAGATTCGCCGGAAGCCGGATCAACAGTATCGCTTGTAAATGTCCATAGCCCGCGAACCGGGCCAGCGCCTAGCGTCTGAAGATACCGAAGCCCTGGCGCACGCTGTAGCCACGCGGCCTGCTTACCGCCTTCAGGCACAACTTCAGGAAAAAGATTTACACATCTATTATCAGCGGCGTTTGGCGAACGAGTAACATAAGAGCTGCCTAAAATAGGTGTTTGCATTATCTAGCTCCTATGGTAAAAGCTAGTTCATGATTACGGCTGACCATATCCGCGCTGTTCTTAACTATGATCTTTTGACCGGCATTTTCACTTGGAAAACGCATAAGTATAGGCATGATCTTATAGGAAAGAAAGCGGGCAGCCCTACAAATACGGGTTATTGGGCTATCTCTATAGATAATAAAAAAAGATTGGCGCATAGACTTGCTTGGCTGTATGTGACCGGCGAGTGGCCTATCGAACACATAGATCATAAAGACGGAAACAAGCAAAATAATTCTTTTGCTAATTTGCGTGCAGTATCGCGATTTGAAAATCTTCAAAATATGCGCGAGCCAACAAAAGCGAATAAATCGAATTTTCTTGGTGTATCGGCGCATCAAGGAAAATGGAGGGCACAGATATGTGTTAATGGCAAACGAATCCGCAAAAGTGGATTTGACACACCTAAAGAGGCGCATGAAATGTATTTGACTTTGAAACGAATTTATCATACTACATGCACCATATAAAACCCTTTAGAATCAATAATTTCCAGCAAAAATCGAATACCGCTGTCTTGTCGCAATAAGAGAGTACGGCATACTCATCACGTCGTCAGGGTTATTGATGCGCTTCAGGTCGCGCTTGCTATACATGGCGATGCGCTGCACCTGCGCGGACGGCTCAATGCCGAACTCCGGCGCGAGTTCGCAGGCTAGATTGTAGCGGAACGCACGAAGATAACCGGGCGGGAAAGTCAGCGCTGTCGCCAAATTCGCCGGGTTAGATAACTTCTCAACCGACACAAAATGCCATTCCAGAAGCCGCAGCGGCACTGGGTAAATGACCATTTCAATGTTGGGGTAGGTCATATTGACCCACATGACCTGCGGGTATGTCGACGTGACAGTCTTGACGGCAATACCGTCGTATTGCTGCTGGTTAATTAATTTTATGCCGTAAGACACATTGGTCTGCGGATCACGGAAATAAGTCGCGTCATCTAACAGAACAGGGCGGTCGCCTACAAAATCACCCGTCGGGCCAAGCGAACGACTACGTTCGCCGGCGGGCCAAAGAAACGTCTGATCCTGCGTTGAAAAGACTGACAGGCGTTCCGTGTTCCACGAGTCGATCATCTGGTTCAACGCCGTCAGCGCGTCGTTCGCTGTCTCTGACGAGGGCGTTTCGCCTTCCGCGAGAACGCCCAGAAGTCTCAGGGCTCCGCAGATCTGATCGTAAGCCGTCGTCGTCATTCGGGTCGAACCTTTCCCAGCCGTTCTCTATGTCGGCTTCGGCCTCTAAGTCCATTGTAGCGACTTTAACGCCATGAACCTCATGGCGCAAATAAATAACAGCCATTTTTCACCTATGGTAAGGGCCAGGCGGGCCGTAGCCCGCCCGTAGGATTAGATTAGGTCGGGGCCTGCCACTTGGAGCCGTCCGAGATAAAGATCTTACCCGTACCAGTCGCATTGGTCGTCGTGGCGATAGAGCCTTTAGGGGCGCTCGTCGTCGTGGAGTTGGCGGTAATCGCGCCGGTCAGGAAATACAGACCAGCCGTCGCGTTAGCGACAACCGCATCCGTAGTCGCCGTCGACGTGAACGTGCCAGAAACAGTCGCCGTCGTCAGAGCCGCACCAGAGATGGTGCCGCCGCTGATGGCCGCGCCCGTAATGGTCGTGCCAGCAACGAGTTCCGGGTCAGAGTAGGCAACGCCAACCGATTTGCTATTAGCCATCGTTGTCGCTCCTATTAGCTAACCGCAGCGTACTGCCACTTGGTGCCGTCCGAGTAGAAGATCTTGCCGACGCCCGTAGCGTTCGTCGTCAGACCAATCGAACCTTTGACCGCAGCGGTCGTGGTCGAGTTGGCCGTGATCGCCGTGTCGACAAAATAGATACCCGCGCCGTTCGGAAACAGGATGGTCGTGCCGCCGACAAGTTTGGCTGCAGCCGTGTTACCGTCCGTGAACAGGTAGCTGGCCGAACCGTTCGGAATCGCGCCATTCGGGCCGTACGAGTCGAGCGGGTAAGAGGCATTCGAGGTAGAAGTCGTCATAAGAATTTCTCCTTAGTTGAAGAAGATGGGGCCGGAGCCCCATCCAATTAACCCCACAGACGGACAGCCATCTGCGGACGGATGACCGAATAGCCATACAGCACGTCAATACGGCACGGCAGGCGGTCGTTATTGATGTCGTACTGGCGCACGACGCGCAGGCTGATACCATTGTGAACCTGACGCGAAGCCATGTCGACGCCCTGCGGCATAAGCAAGTCGGCGGTGGCGAACGTGATGGCGTCACGATGATAGATCAGGTTCTGCGGATACTGCGTCGAAGCAGCGCCAAGGAACGTGACACCCGCCGAAGCGACCGGCAGAGCGTCGACCGTGGCGAGAGCCTGCGAAGCCGAATACATCGCCGGGACAGTGACCGTAGCGGTGGTCGACGCGGTAACGTCAGCCAGAGCAACGAACTGATACAGCGAGCCGGTCGACTCACGGGTCTGCGGATTGACGGCGTAAACGCCAGCAATCGTGAACACGTCGCCAGCCTTGATCGTCGTGGAGCCAAGACCCGTCAGCACGATGCTGGTCGAACCTTCGGTCGTGACCGAGGTGCTGACCGTCACGGTGCCAGCGCGCGAGCCGGTCGTGAACTGCTTGATCGACTGCGACATATTCAGCTCGTCATAGCCGAGAATGCCTTCACCGAACATGCCGTTCTTGAACTGCTTGCTGATGGCCGAAACCGGGTTGAACAGGCCCTTCATGCCTTCGATCAGCGCGGCGTTCGCAGCCGGGTTGACCGTCGCATAACGCGGGGCCATGACAGCGGCGTTCTCGTTGAGCTTCTGCTGCGCCTGCAACAGAACCAGCGAGGTCGCCGGGGTCGTGCCGGGCGTGCCGACCGAGTTGCCGATGTATTTGAACGAGTTCGCAACGTCGGCGTCGATGGAGGACGCGAGCTGCGAAATACGCGGCTTCAGCACACGTTCCGCAAAGTCGTCCAACTGCATCGTCAGTTCGGCGGTCGTGAAGTTCACGCCGATGTGCTTCTGCGACGAAACGGTCAGGGTCGTGTACTGTTCGTTGTCGTCCTGCACCTGAAGCGCAGCGCCGTCCGTGACCAGAGCGCGGTCAGGCAGGCGGATACGCAGGGTCGAGCCGATCTTAGCGCCTTCGACGGCAAAGCTGTCATCATACTGGCGGTTAACGGTGCGCGTCAGGACAAGATTATTCTCAAGGATCTCAAGAGCCTTGCGAGTAATCATGTCAATCGTAAGAATTGAGTTAGACATTCCTTATCTCCGATTCTGCGCTTCCCACTTCTTGATCTGACGCTGACGTTCCGCTTCAATCCATTCCGACGTTGACATTGACTTAGTGGCCCGAGGGTCAGTCGTGTCGTATCGGGGTCCAGAATTTGACCGGGTAGCCGTGACAGGAGCAAGAGGTGCGGGCGCGGTTGAGGTTTTCTTAACCGGCGGATTCGAAGTCAGATTGACCTCGATTTTTCCGATCTCTTTTGCCTGCAAGACTGGCGACAGACGGGAGATCCGGCTGGCTTCTTTTGGATTGGAGCCGAGGTAATAGATTACTTCGGGGCCAATATCGGAAGCCTGAATAGCCTGGGCCATAACGTCCGTGACAGGAAGGTTGGGGTTATACGCGACTTGTTCAAAGTCCTCGTATCGGTCCCTAGCTTCTTCTTCACGGTCCTTATAGGACTCCAAAAGAGCCGCTTGCTGGGCTGCGGCCTCGCGCTGGGCTAGAAGTTCCCGAGCCTTTTGCTCCGCTAACGCTTCCGCGTATTGCTGGGCAGACTCGAAATCATCCGGCGCAGGTGGAGGTGCGGCGGGCTGTTGTCTAGCCTGCTGCTCCGCAAGCCGTTGGGCCTGCTCTCTTTCCCATTTGCGCTGTTCTCTTGCAAGGCGCTTGCTTACAATCGCGTCTAGCTCTTCTTGAGAGAACGCTTTTGCAGGCTGCTGTTCCTCCGGCGTCGTCTCAACAGATTCCGGTGCTGCCGTGGCTTCCGGTTCCGGCGCGGGGCTGATCTCCGCTACAGCCTGTTCTTCGTCGCTCAAGGCGATACTCCTTTACCTAGCTATCCGGCTAGTCGGTTCGTCTACATTACCCTCAGACCGGGGTAGGGTCAACAGCGACTGGGGCGTCAGGGCTTGTCGGCCATTGAACGCTAGTCACTGAAGCTATGAACGCGTCGATGTCAGTCGTCGCTTCAAGATCGGTAATCGCAAGCTGCGTGGTCGTGCGGACAGCCTCACGATATGACGACCAATCAGCCGGGATTTCCGTGCCGATTTCAGTCTTGCGCGTGACAAGCCAATCGGAAGGATCAAGCAGCGTCCAAGCCGTCTGGCGGAATTGCGAAGCCCATGACGTTTTCAGGCCAGCCAAATCTTTCGGGATCGCAGTCCATGTGCCATCCGGGTTCTGGCTTACGAAGAAAAATCTGTCATCTGGACGCGGATAATCCGGTATCTCCGTAATGCCGATTGCAGCGCGTTCTTCCGGCGTGGCGAGACGCAGCCAGTTGGCAGGAAACGAAGTTCCATCGTGTTCAAATGGGGTGTCGAGAGGAAGGTTTTTGCCGTCTAAGACAAATGACATTGTT